TATGACCATCTCCACCATCACCTGTATTTGCTCCACCAGCCGCTGTAGTTCCTGATACACCAGAGCCACCTCCGCCATTACCACCAGCCGCATATGTTACTGAAGAACCTGTAATATCATTTGCTTTACCAGCACCTCCAGCACCTCCAGAACCATCTGCTCCAGTTTGACCAGCAGCTCCTTTACCACCACCGCCACCGCCAAGAGATGTAGTATTATTTGTGCCACCGCCAGTACCGCCATCGTTACCTTGTCCTGATGTACCACTACCCCCAGGTTTATTTGGCCCCCAAGAACCGCCACTACCAGAACCACCATCTCGTCCATCACCACCAGAATAATTAGCACCACCACCGCCAATAGATGTCAAACCATTAAATACTGAATTACTACCATTAGAAGTTGCAGAGCCATCATCAGCCGCACCACCAGCACCAACTGTAACTGTATATTCTGTTCCAATTTCAAGTACAGAATCTGTACCTTCAAGCATACCACCAGCACCACCGCCACCAGTTACGTGGCTTGCTGGCCCTACACCACCGCCACCACCAGCGACAATTAAATATCTAGCGTGATACCCATATGTTAAAGTGCCAGAAGAAGTAAAACTATGTATAATGTTACCGCCTGATGTAGTTACAGTACCGCCAACCCATCTTTGAGGAGAGGGATATGAAATTATAACAACTCCAGAGCCACCAGCTCCACCAACGTGATTTCCTCCACCAGAATTTTCTGTGGCCGCACCACCGCCTCCGCCGCCTAAGTTTACTGTTCCTGCTGTTCCATCAACACCATTTCCTGTAGCACCAGCACCTCCACCGCCAGCTCCACCACTACTAGCAGATGTTCCACCAGCACCTCCGCCACCTCCAGCGTAAGTTACAGAAGAACCAGTTATTGAGTTTGCTTTTCCTGCACCACCGTTACCGCCTGTACCACCAGAACCATCTGAGCCAACAGCAGATTTACCGCCACCACCTCCAGCACTAGTTGATGTGTTTGCAGCATATGAGGTAGCATTACCACCAGCGTTTCCTTGTCCTGACGTTCCTGCTGCTCCCGGAACAGAAGAAGGGTCGTTATCAACAGGACCACCACCACCGCTACCCCCAACAGTTGGAGCATTGTATGCTGTACCACCGCCACCACCACCTAGAGCAGTTAAACTATAAAATGTTGAATTACCGCCATTAGTACCCTGACCACCAGTACCTCCAGTAGCAGTAGAAGTGCCACCAGCACCGACTGTTATTGTATAATTTGTGTCAAGTTCAAGTCTGGCATCTGTACCTTCAAGCATACCACCAGCACCACCACCGCCTGACCTTTGATTAGACCACGAAGACGCACCGCCTCCTCCACCACCAGCAACAATAATATAAGTAGCAGTAACAGGACCTCCCCTAGTTGGTCTTCCACCAAAAGCATTTATATTATAACCAAAACCAGTCACGTATTAATCCTTATGCGTCATTCGCTGCGTCAGTTGTAAAGAATATTTTTATACCTTGTAGTCTTGCATCTCCAGATTGATTGTCAGCACTTACATCTCTCATAATTTGGAAGTGCGTTAGTGTATCTACAGCTGCATTTGCTATTGTAACTGCACCACTAACCGCTGAAACATTTAAATCATTTGACGTACCACTGTGAGCTTTTGCTGTTGCAACTACATTTGTACCAAACGCTGTGTTATTACTTGCATTATCTGCTATTGAAACTCCTGATAATCCCCAAGCTACTGTGCCTGTATTTGTTCCTGTTACAGTAAAAAATGCTTGGAAAGTAATTGTCCCTTCGTTCCAAGATTTAGGAAAACAAATTGAAAACTGTGCGTTTTCATCAGAAGAAGCATCGA